AGTCTCAGCCGTTGTTTCTCCGTACTTCTTCAGTTCTTCCGCCTGTTTTGAAAGGAGCTCCTTCATGTCGTTCTTGTAACCTTCGAGAAGCTCCTGAAGCTCTTTGAGTTCCATGCTCAATTCACCTCACTGATTGATTTACCGAAGCTGCGAAATTCATTCAAGATGGCCTGCTCCTTCTCAAACTCTTTCGCAACATTCAGTTCTTCGAATAGTTTCTTGATTTCATCTGAGTGGTTATCCGGCTCAGAAGGTGGTATAGCGGCTTCTGATTTCTGAGTGTCATCTGACGGCTCATCTTTCAGAAGTGCTTTGAGACTATTAATTGCATCTTGTATCTTTTCCTTGTTTGTTATTCCATCCTTCTTCAATTGAACAACGGCTTTAAGTAAGTCTGAAAAGTTTGAATCATCAAGCGTCTTAACACTTTCTATTAGCGCCAATTCGTTTGCAGCGAAGTTCTTAGTTACGAGTGAATTTTCCATGAGCTTAATTTCTTTGAGGTGCCTGACACCATTATCGTCAGTGTCGGACTTGATCGTCTGATACCCAATGCTCATTCTGTCGATGTAGCCTTTCTTGAGACCGCTATATACTCTCTTGCCTTCTGGGGTATCGAGATCTATCTGTCCTTCGACATAGAGCCCTTTCTCGTCTTCCCTTGCTGTACTTATGCCCACTGGATTCCAAGGGTCGTGCATCCAGAGGATTGGGAATATACCTTTATTATCGGAAATAGTCTTTGTGAAAGCTCCCTTCTCGACAATATCATCGTAAGTATCGACATTGCCGAAGATACTTGAATGTCCGGAAAACCTTCCAGTGTCATCTATTTCCTTAATCTGCAATTTGAATGTTTTGAATTCCATCACTCTTCCTCCCAAATAAAAGAGGCCCGAAGGTCTCTTGATTTCTTATGGGCTTACACAATTGTATCATACGTTTCTACGCACCTACAATTGATTACTTCTTCTGCACTGCCTCCGGGATCCCCCGGATACATCAAGCCATTGCTGTACGGTTCATTGAAAAGTCTGGTTTCACCATCCATGAAAGAATGTTCATCCCTGACTCGTGAATCCCTCGAAGAGATCCAGGTTTTTGAGAGTTCGAGACCTGTCTGTGCCGCTCCCTCCCTGTTCCCAAAGTTCGCGGCTCCGCCCGTTTCGGTTCTTGCAATCATCACCGAACGATATTCGGTCATTGCACTGTCTCCGAGTCCTCTCCATGAATCATATTGCTTCTCGATCATCTTTGCGATCTGAACACTTGTAAGCTCCTGACTCATCCCCTTGCCTATCTCTCTTGCAATCGCCTGTTGAGTAGTAGCGAGCATTCGAGTAATCTTCCTTGCCGCGACTGAAGCTATCCATATCTGCACGCTCTGAGCAAAGGGATCGAAGATGAACTTCTTTTCGGTCGGACCTCTCGCCTTTCCTATGAGCCTATTCGCCGCTCTCTCTGCAAAGTATTCGATCACGGCCATATACGCACCCTTTAGAAGCACTTCCCAGTCTCTTCTCTGTGCCTCGACAGCGGCCAATGCTCCTGATTCACCATTGTCTTCGTAAGCCTTCACGACTACTTTGGATTCTTCCTTGAACCTCTCTTGAATCGATTCGGTAATCTTTGATTCCCACTGCCGTCTGGTCGTATCTCTCGCTTTCCAGAGAGTGGCTTTTTCTTCTTCAGTGAGTGCCTTAGCTTTCTTTTCCGGAGCATTTGCGCTCATGAATCCAAAAGCGGGTTTGGGTTCGTCTCCGCCGGGTATGGATTCAAAGCCAAGGTTCAATCTCTGGTTAATCACATTGAATGGCACGCCCATATTGTAGAGGGTAGAAGCCGCCATCACTTTCTCGTTGAGACCTTCTCTCATGGCCGGAACATTGGAGAGGTCATAAGATACTCTCATATTGTTCGGCAAAGTCATATCTGAGATTGCAGGATCGTACCATCTGACGAGTGATAGATTCATCACTTCCTGAATGCTGGTCAAAAGTGGGATAATCGTATCTTCCCAGAAGAGCCTTCTTGCGACGGTCATATTGTTGTAGGTCGTTCTTTCGGCGCTTAAAAGAACAACTGGTACACCGAAAACTGCCGCGATTTCCGAGACATGAAACTTTCTCGATTCAAGAAAGTCCATCTCCTGTGGACTCATGCCCATAGGAGTCCAAGAAGCGCCGCCGGTGACTATCCATGGAGCGCCTGCGCTTGCAGAACCAACGTGCTGCTCCCAGATCTGTTTTTTGAGAGTGTCGTATTGATCCTGAGTCACAATCGCATCGGGCGGTGTGGTGAAAACTCCAGAAGTAACTGCCCTATTCTGTAGACTGGCTTTGTTCCAGTCGACGGCTTCATTGTCTGTATCGACTGCTCTAGATACTGCCTGAAGTGGAGCCATTCCCCAAAAGATACTGGCCGGATCGGGATACATGAAGTGAACTACCTGTCTTGGGTCCAGTCTCTTCGGATTACCGGCGTTTATCTTATACTCGTAGTAATCGATCCAACCGTCTTTATTTGGGACGGGTTTTATTTTGTCTGGGTGAAGCGGATAGATTTCATATGGAATTTCGTTTCCCCTGCCATCTTTAATAAGATTCACATACCAGAGGCCGTTTCCTCCAAGATCGAGATGATAGATAAGTCTCTCGAAGAGATTCTGACCGCTCATGAATGGGTTCGCTTTCTGGAGAAGAACCTCAAGTGGGTGATTCTTTATCCGCGTCCAGATCTCACCTTTCAGTTCTTCCACATACCAGGGAACTGAAGCGACCGCATCTGCTTTCTTCGAGATACACGCATATACCCAATTCGAGGCTTTGAGTCCTGAAACGATCGCATTTTCTGTCGTCCAGTCTGAATATACTGCTCTACCGGACTGATAGGAGGGAATCAACTGTATCTTGCCTTTTGTGATCGCTTTCATGAGAAAGTTGTAGAAACGTTTTTTTATGCCCACGTTGCCACCTCCTAACGTGGCCCGGCTTTGCCGATAAAGATAGTTGTTTTCTGATTTCTCATTGGTTCAATAGCGTATCTGAGGGCGGCAATCGCATCATCTTTAAACTCGATCGGTTCATCCAATACGTTGCCGTCTTTGTCTTTCTTGTAGGAGTATTGCTGCATTTCCGCGAAGAGGTTCGGACAGTTCTTCGAGATATGGATCTTGTGTCGTCTCAGCCAGTCGATACCGTCCTTGACCGAGCCGGGACCCTTGACAGAAGGGCTGACATTGAACCCCGCCTGTCTGAACTCTTTGATTCTCGCGGGTTCGGCACTGTCCGCCGTGATGGGTTTGGCTTTGTCCATCATCCTTCCTATCTCCCTGATGAGTTCGGCATTGGTTAAGCCTGTCTCATACAGCTCATCGAAAACATACAGCTCATCGTCCTTGAGCCCGATTCTTACCAGAGCCGAGGGATGATTGAACCCGAAGTCGAGGCCCTGATACACGGCATCGAAGTCTTCCTCTTTATACGGGATCTCTTCGAAGACGTAGTTTGTGAAGACGAGGTTTCCGAGTACTCCCCATTCTCCGAGTCCGTAAATCTGGTAGTAAATGTGATCCTGATTTTTCAAGTCTTCTATGACTTTCTTATATTCGTCGTCCAGGAAACGATTGTCTTTGTACGTCGATTTGTGGATGACACAGTTCTCTTTCGGTTCATCGAAGAAGAAAGCCTTCAACCAGCTCAAAGCCGACACCGGATTGAATGTCATTGTGATTTGCAGCGGCCATTGAGTCTTGCCCCTGAGTCTCAAGTCGAGCTGTTGGAAGTCTTCCTGAGTGATCTCGCTGGCTTCTTCAACCCAGATATCCGTGATGCCCGCGATCGACTTGAGCTTTTCCACGTCGTCAAGCCCGGTGAAGATGACTTGATTGCCGTTGCCTTCACACAAGATCTCCATATCGGATTTATTGACTTTGAACAACGCCATGACTTTCCAGCTTGATATGATTCCAACAATGAGAGCGAACGTCGAATGCCTGTTCGTCTTTGCAACTTTTCTCACAACAAGAGTCTTATGGCCGGGTTCTCCCAGTGTGCGCATTAAGAGCCGTTGAGCGATGAACATCGACTTGCCCGAGCCAGCACCTCCATAGAAGATCTCATACCTGGAACGATTGCCGAGAAAAGAAACAAAGGCTTTGTTCATTTCTATATCAACTTCAATATCAATCGGCATCACCGACCACCTTAACCTTCATGTTTATATTTATAGCGCCGTCGAAGCTGAGTTTGTCGTTGAAGAGCCCGAGGTGTCGGCCAAGCTGAATCAGCGCATTGTCTTTCGGGTAGAGTTTGAACTTCAGCTTTCCGTTGTCGAGCTGGATCTCCGAGATGTTCCTTGTGTCGATCTCTTCGCTTGACTTTAGTTCGACCTGCAACTTTCCGTTTTCATCAGTCCAGAACTCAAGGTAGTTTCTAATGTCATCAAAAGCAATATGAGCGAACTCTCGAAGAACTTTATCTTGAGTAATCTCGGTTCGCTTTTCTCTATCCTTCATTTGCTGGTGAATCGCCTTTTGAATTTCAGGTTTCTTCAGGTTTTCGTTTCCGATGGAATAAGCGGTTCTCTTTGAATATCCAGCTCTGAGCGCTGCTTCAGTGGCATTAAGGTCTATCAGGTATTCATCGACGAATCTCTTTT